AGACTTATCATCATGTTTGCCTTGTCTTGTAATGTGCTTTTTATCTTTGTTTGAGTAGTAAGTTATATAAAATGTTTTAGTCATATTTAATTATCCTTTCTAGTAGGGACAATATAGGATTGTCCCTACTTTGTCAATAGTTAATTTAAACTATTTACCGATTGTTGTAATAGTTTTTTTGCTATTGCGATTTTCTCTGCTTTTGTCGGTTCAACTTTATCCTCTAATAGACTTGCAAGATTATCAGGGGAGTAGATTGAAAGAGCAAGACTTGAACTTTCATTCAACATAGTCTCATTTAAAACAACTCCAACTTTGTCGGCTAATTGTTTTGCCTGATCGTATGTCCTATAAGATTTTAAACCTAATCTCACTTTCTGCATTTTGCCCTCGACATAAGAATATAATTGTTGATGTTCTTTGATTACATTGTCAGCACTCGCAACATACATCTTAAAAAAGTTTAATGTACTTTCATCAACTTTGAATTGTCTTGAATGACAATAAGATGTTCCAATAGTCCAAAGTTTAAAATCATTTTCCCACTTTGCAACAGGAGTGATTATAGACTTGTCATCATTTGAAGATGTACTAAAACCCAAATATTTATTACATGCACTCTCATCATTGTAATACTTTGGATTTCTTTTTGAGTAGTCATCATTGATTGATAATTGAAAGTCAGGATTTAAACCTTTTGCTTTCATCTCATCTCGATAATATGCTCTCGCAAAATTTCTACCCATATCAAACCTAACATGGACTTCATCATTTGCGTCATACTCTCTACCCTCATCATCAACTTTTTTAATTGGATTATGAACATAGAAACAATTATCCTCATACAATTCGCCACCTGCTCTATCGTATTTTTTAATCATTGACCTGATTGTATCAACATCATCTTGAGGTTGATGAAACCTTACAACTCGATCAATGGCAACTTTTGCTTTTTCACGCATAGTGTCGTATTGCTCTTTTGCTTGTATCAATTTGTCTTTTACTTTATCTTCAAAAAAAGATTGAAATTGATCTGCAATAACTTTCCTCTTGTCAGAGTTAAGTGTTATCTTTTTTGTTGTCATATATGCCTTTCTTTTATTTGTTTGCATAATTTAAAATTATCACTTGACAATAGGATTGTCAAGGATTATATTGTATTTAGATTTAATTTGAACTTCATAGGATTTAACTTATTAAATCTTGGGACAACTTCTGGTTGTGGTGTAAAGTAGATTGAAAGAGATCCAAACACACGCACAACTAGAACTGATCCCTGGTCCAATTGGTGCACTTTGTGTAACAGTTGATCATCTCCAGTTGGACCTGGGATCAGATTTGGTCGAGACATACAATAGTATTAAATGCCTGGGTATGGTCCAGGCATCAACCAAAACTGATCCCTGATTACAGGTATCTCTCGGAATGCGGGAGTAATTTGCTGTACAGCGTCCTGTAATCTGGGATCAGTCAACGCGCCGCCGCCGCTAGATCACAGGGACCCTGGCGTGGCTGGTCCAAAGTTTTTGATGTATGGGTTGATTACTCATCTACCCTTCCTCATCAATTGACAGGCGCTTCCGGGCTGGAAGTAAGAAGGCCAGCCCTGAGGTGAAGAAAGGAATTATGAAAGAAAAAATTTTGATAAATCACTGGCGCTGGCTGGAAGCTAGAGGCTACAAGCAACAAGCCGCAAGCTGCAAGCGTCAAGCCGCAAGCTTGACAAGAAAACAATATAGGATTATAAGGGAGTATGAAAACAGAAAGAGCACTTAAAATAATTGGAGGCAGCCTGAGCAAGCCTTCGAAGATGCCGGGCTGGTCGATAGGTTTACCGGCCAAGGAATGCAAGACTGGCGGCAAGCTTCAGAAGGTGAAAGGCAGCGTCTGTTATGATTGCTATGCATTAAAAGGTTGTTATGTTTTTAAAGTTGTACAAGAAGCACAATACAGGCGGCTGGCAGCTATCAAGAGCCCTGACTGGGTTGAAGCAATGGCTCACCTGATCAACAGCAAGAAGCCGGATGTATTTCGCTGGCACGACTCTGGAGATGTCCAGGACCTGGATCATCTTAAAAAAATTTATGAAGTCTGTAGGTTAACACCTTCGAAGCGTCACTGGTTACCGACTCGTGAAGCATGGATAAAGGACCACCTGTCAGACAAGCCAGACAATTTAGTCATACGATTTAGTGCGCCGATGGTGAACCAGCCGGCGCCTGCTTCGTGGCCTAACTCTTCTGAAGTAGTGACTGAAGGCGGCAACTGTCCAAGCTCAAAACAGGGCAATCAATGTTTAGATTGTAGAGCGTGTTGGGACCCTTCAATCAAGACGATACAATACAAAGCTCATTGATATGTTCAGACATCCAAAGTATTATAAAGAATTACGAAAGCTACGTAATAAAACGGACCAGGCAATTAGTCAAGCTAACTCAACGCGTGGGCTTAGTGACGTTCGCTCTGGTCCGGGCCCCAAGCGTCAAGCTTCAAGCGTCAAGCCCCAAGCTCCTGAAGCAACAAGCGACAAGCATCAAGCCCCAAGCAACAAGCGTCAAGCTTAAAGCCACAAGCAACAAGCTCCTTGATTCTTGAACCACGGAAAAGTTTCAAGCACCCTGAACCGAGGTGCTCAATGCAGATAAAAGTATTGTGTGGGTGTTTGACATGAAAGGCAATCTGGTGCGGACTGAAGCGCACCTTGTTACCTCTTGTGACTTTTAACTCTACTGTAAAAAAGTGGCCATTAACAGTGCAACCCAGTAGATCGGGAGTACCGTGTAAGCTAGAGTTTTCAAGCCTAATCCATGAGATTTCAGGTATAGATTTTTTAATTTTTGCATATAATTTTCGCTCTGGTTTCAAGGTAACTAGGGCTTTCTAATCAGGTGTTTTAGGAGCGATAATTATCTTTTGACTCTCTGGTTTGAATACTACACGGATAGCACTTTGTCCAATTATATTTGACTCTTGCACTTCAATTCTTTTTATCTCTTCAAGATGTCCACCAACCTGCATATAGATTTTAGCATTTGATACTGCATTACCTTTCTTGCCGTCAGTAAATTGGTCTAAGTATTCCTGTAGATGTTTAACAAACATTATTGACTTTATAGGATAGTTACCTTAAAAAGTCAATCATGGGAGTGCCGAAGAGATTAACAGAAATGCAGCAAAGGTTCGCAGAGTTTCTAGTATTTGGTGGACCAGACGGACCTATGACTAAGACAGAGGCAGCCATAGCTGCAGGATATTCACCAAAGCGTGCAAGGCAAGAAGGATCAGAACTTACAAACCCAAAACTATCGCCGCTTGTTGTCAAATATATTGGTGAGTTAAAAGAAGAGAGACTGCGTAAACATGAAGTTACCTACGAGGGACATGTAGCAGAACTTGCAAGACTTAGAGAAGCCGCTTTGAAAAAAGGATCATTCTCTTCTGCAGTGAATGCGGAAGCAAACAGAGGCAAAGCAGCAGGGCTATACATAGATAGAAAAATAATAAAAACAGGAAAGTTAGAGGACCTATCAGAGCAAGAATTAGAAGCCAAGATGAAACAAATATTAGACGACTATGCACAGATAATAGATGTTACCCCAACTTCTGAATCTTCTTTACCCAAGCCCGAGGAATCATCGTCCGATCCCCAAAAGTAATCTCATTATCATCTTTATCATAACTAGCAAAAAGTTTTACGGACTTGTTATCTTTAGAATACAGCCAACCTTCATTGACAGGCCGTGCTAGTTTCATCTTATCAAACTCTTTATCAGTAGCCCAGCCAGAGTCGCTGACACAATCAATCCACTCCACTCTGACTCTCGGATAAGGTATATCGGGAGCCCCATCAGTCGCTATTCTTTTTCGTCTTTTCCTAGGCATATAAGTTTATATCACAGATTTTTTTATTTAAAATATGCATTCGCGCGCGTGAACCG